TCAGCCAGAAGGATACTGTTCAATAATCAGCTTCTCCAGCTCTGCCGCCACGTAGGACTGAATACGGCCGCTGAGGCGGATCAGGCCTACCGTACGCGTGACCACCGGGTCAGTGAGCGGCACAGCGCGGAGAACGGAATGCTCCCCGGCGGGCATCGACATCGCGGGCACGGCGGCAATGCCGATGCCCGCTTCCACCATCCCCAGCATCGTGGTGATATGACGAGGGTGACTCACTACCTTGTTGATATATAAGATTATTGTTTTCAAATAACTATGCCTTGGGGCATGGATGGGGCAAAGTCCGATAATTTCTGGTTCAACATAGCAATCTGATCGCTGTTACTGTCGGCCATCCAGGCGCCGTAGACATTGAAAACCATTTGGGCGCTTGTGTGCCCCATCTGGCTCGCAATGAAGCTGGGGTTGGCCCCGGCTGAAAGTGACCAGCAGGCATAAGTGTGTCGGGACTGATATGCTTTGCGATGCCTTAAACCAGAGCGTTTCAGCGCCGCCTCCCATGAGTCACCAATTGAATCAACCTTGTAATGATAACCAACATTACTGCTTTTTCTGACCAACAAAGGATTGAACACAAATGTACAGTCATGAATAGCCGTTCGACCATACTCCCGTAGTTGTACCTCAATCTGATACTGCCTTCCCAGTCTGGTCATTTCCGCCTGGTTCCTCAAAGCGCTAATGGCTGGTTTGATCAGATGCACGACCCTGTCGGTGCCGGCTTCGGTTTTTGGTAGAGTGAAATCACCGAGTTTCGTATAATTTCGGCGTATGGTCATCGTTCCAGCTTTCAGATCTATGTCTTCCCATGCAAGGGAGACCAGCTCACCGTGGCGTAATCCTGTGTAAACCGCAACAGACCACAGGTTTTTCGTTTGCTGATGCGGGCAGGCATCTATGAAACGAATAAATTCGTCACGAGTGAGTGGATCAGGTTCTATCCTGGCCCTTTTAAGCGGCCTGATTCCGTTAAACGGGTTTTCTCGGATATAACCATTATCAGCGGCAAACTGAAACATGCCCGCTATGGTGGTCATGTAATAGTTTACCGTCGCCACGCTCAACCCCTTTCCCCCCGACAACATATCCTTCCTGACATACAACAGGTCTTCCCTAGTCACGGATGAGGAAAGCTTGTTTCCGCCAATCCTCAGCAGCATATTCCTTACAACCGATTCATACCGGTCCAGAGCATTAGCGCAGATCTCCATCCGTTTCAGGTCAAGCCATTTTTCAGACAGCTCTTTCACGGTAATTTCTTTCTTGCCGATACCGAAAATTTTCAGGTTTGGCGAGTTGGGGAACTGCGCCGCATAGTCAAAGGTCCCCATGCGGATAGCAAAACATACTGACGTTCGCAGATCCCCAGCCACCTTCCTGTTTTTAGCGGTGTCAGGGACACCGAGGTTTTCCCTGACACGCTTACCTTTAAAAATGAACCATATGCGGAGTGATTTTCCGTGGTTCTCAACGCCCGTTGGGTATGATTCTTTACTCATTGTTCCCTCCCGACGCCCAGGAGCTGTATAAGCTTACCTGTTTCATGTTGCCCGATCACCAAATTGGTTGCTTTTGTGCTGCAATCCACGCATCAACCGCTTTGCGGTTATACATGCATTCGCTGGTGGGCTTTGGATCACCCTCTGGGGAAACGTGCTTATACTCCCTACCCAGCAGCCAGGACTTTTTGCGGGCGCGGGTAATTGTACCGCGCTTCATGCCAGTCACTGCGATCAGCAGGTCCTCAGATACCCACTCGTTCGGCTCAAGTTGAATGATTGTCTGCATACCCACCTCACACCACAATCAGGCCACGACAGTGGCGCCACAATTCAAATTCTCTATTCATGTCGCTAACTCCTTAAGAACAAGGCAATGGCGAAAGCACAACCGACGGTGCAAAACGCTGTAGGCCAGTCCATCACTTCGCCTCGACCTTGATGTCTGCGGCGCGAGGAATATTTACCTCAGCAATTCGCACGGTGGGCTTATACATCTCGATAGCAGTTAGCCAGTCGGCTCCAGTCATCCGTTTTTCGGCATCACCATTAACCCACGTTACTGGCACCCCGATAGCCTTCAAGGCAATCTCAATTTCGCCAGCAATCGCGCTCTTACCACAGCCAGTAAAACCGGCCACAGTAACCAATACCTCACCTCGGCCAACGGTGGAGGCGATGGACTCCAGCGTATTAGCGATTTCTTCCAGTTGTTCTACGCTCAAGCAAGACGCGCGCTCACTTGTCAGTGCGGCCATGTCAGCCCAATGGCGCACACGCTGCGCCAGATCAGTGATATTACTCATCGCTTAGCCTCCCTGATCAGATGTTTATAGGCCCGCAGCGCGTGATGTGTCTTTCCGCTTAAGAGCGTTTTCATAATGAAAAAACCGCTTCTCTGGCTGGTCATTTCAGTCGTGAGAAGCAACGCTACATCAACCGCCCGGTTGTGCCGGCGGAACTCAAAGACAGTGCTGGTTACCGTAATAACTGAAACCGATCCTTGATCGTTAAATTCGATTTTCATGGTTGACGGTTCTCCCCCTTAAAATAATTATCACGGCAAGGCATAACGACCAGCTCAGGGTTTCCGTACATGCGGTTGATATGCTCATTAAATTGGAACCGTACTGCGTCGAACTCACCTGATGGACGAAGCTGAACAGGGACAAACTTTTCTTCACGTCCAAAAATCTTTGCCGGATAGCTCAGGTATTCCGCCTGGATAGCTGGGCTAACGCTAAAGTCCCGTGTTTTCGGGATGACGCGCTCCAAGTCAGGGAAGCGTCCACTCAGTAGCTTAATGCCAGTAATGGACAGGCGATTCTGGTGCTGGTCACGATGAATTGCGATCGGCTCCTTATTGAAGATCAGCTCCGTTGTTTCCGCCTTGACTGGCACGCAGCCTTCAAACTGGACGATGATATTTTTCTTCGTCCTGATTCCATGCTGCATACGCAGTGCTACATGACCGTTGGTTCCCTCAATGTATTTCGGGGTGATATGGACTCCGCACAGATAGTAGCGGGCATCATTTTTTGCAACGCACACCAGAGCGGCTCGGATCAGCTTTGAAGGTATGATCATGCTTTATCTTCCCATCCGATTGCCTGAAAGAGTCCCATTTTCGGGTGATACCAACGGGTCCCGCGTGGTTCGGCTTCTGCCATCATTTGGCGGAATGCTTTCATAAAAGGTTCAAACTCCACGATCGCCCGGCGAGACAGCAAACCATCAGGCGTCATGAATTCGTGTGTATCGGTTGGGATACGGTATGCGTTAACAAGGTTTCGACACTTGGCATCGGTCATGCCGCTTTTTGCGACCACCTGGCGATAACCGACATACCCGGCCCGCATATTTCCACGCTTAATGTTTTCGACAGCTTCGACTACGGTTTCCACCTGTTCTTCAACCTGGTAGAGGCGTCGCTCTTGCTCAACATTCAGCAGGGCCATTTCAGCGATCAGCTCTGCCTGCGATTTTGGCCGGGAGCGTTCTTCTTCCAGCTCTTTCCAGCGATCTACCAGTCTGGCGGTAAACTCGGGGCTGAGTTGCGCGACCACAATGATGCTGTCACGCTTCCCTTCTTCACTTTCAAAAACGTAAATTGTTGTGGGGCGCCCGGCAGTAGGCTTTTCCTCAATTTGAGGAGAAGTAATAACGCCACGCATAATCAGGGTCTCAATCGTACGTTTCACGTTGTCGTGGCGTTTTTCTACCAGCTCGGCGATCTCAAGGCTGGTCATGGATGGTTTGCTAGTGATCAAGTTATTCATCATCATTCCCCTCAATGCATAATCGGTGCTTCTGGCACACCTTCGATCTGGATGTGTTCGATAAAGCTGTCATGGAGGAGGTTAAGCCCCTCCCGGCCAAGTGCTGATAACCTGAACCCAAATTCTTCGTCTGCAACGACCATGTCCTGATACATCCGCAGCGCCAGCTGCTGGCCAACCTCTGGCCCATATTTCTCGATAGCCCCCAGCTCAATATGGTTGGCGAGCGCAAAGCGTTCAGGTCCCGGATAGACGCTAATGGCGCCATGCTTGCTGGAATAGATAACAGCAGTATCAACACCGCCAGTATCATTCGGAACGTCGACAGTTCCGTTTTTCTCCAGCTCCTCAGTGATGAACACGGCAGCCAGTAGCCAGCGCCAGAGGATCAACTCTTTTTCGATATTGAGCGTGATCCAGTTGCTTTCTACCGCTTCCATGATGCAGGCCAGAATTTCCATTCCATCGGCAAGGTGTTTGTCATAGCGACCGTTATCCAGCAGGCGAATTGCAGCGGAGTAGCCAATCACCCGGTTTCCAGACCGGATCCCTGTTGAGGTTGGTTCCGGGTTAAGCATGTTGTGAAGCATTGCGCACCTCTGCTGGTTTACAGGCCTGCAGTTCTTCGCGCTCTTTCACGTAGCGGTCGTGCATGGCATCCCACTTTTTGCACCAGTTTTGCATTTCTCTTTTGCGGGCGAGGATGCGACGCAGCCGGCGAACTGTGCGCTGGTGGGCGTTAAAATATTCCAGGGTGACGGCGCCACGCTGCCAGTGAGTCAACTCAGGTTTCAGTGGATGGACTACCTGCACATCAGGGTGACGTTGCATAAAGCCGGATCGGGCGAAAGCATGCGACGTCAGAAAGTGGGCCAGCCAGCTAATAGCGGTACCGCGGCTAAAGCAGCGCTTCATGCGTCCGTGACGAATGGCTACGTACAGGTCGCCGACTGGCGTGTGGTGCTTCTGTAATGCCAGATCAATAGCGCTGGCAGTGCGGTTGTCGATCATTTGTCTTTCTCCCGGTTATAGGTTTCATGACTCATAACTTCCCAGCTCCGGCCATCGTCTTTCGATAACAGGCGCCAGCGTGGGTTAACCTTCAGGCTGAGGTAGCCGGTGCGGCGCATTCGCCGCGGGAATATCCGCCGGCGCCGATACCGCAGCAGGACCTGCAGCGCCTGCAGGCGTACGCGTTCAGGAATTCGTATTGCTGTCAGTGACACGGCACTCCTCCACTCTGGGGGCCTGAATCCGATAGCCCGCTTTCTCTGCCATCCAGAAAAAGGTGTCCATCGTCGCGATAAGTTCGTTATCGCGAACTTTGCGGGTATCTATTACCTTTCCGTTTTCAATCGTCATAACGACCTGCACTTTTTCGTGTGTAATAGGGGGGGGTAATTTAGCCATTAGTTAATTTCTCCGCTTTTAATGACTGTTCGGCCAGTGTTGCAATGAGTGCATTCATGAAATCCACTCCGTCGGGCGTTAATTTATTAACGCCCATGCAATTCGAATAATGTTCAGAAATTAAATTTTCTGCCTGCTCGCGTTTGTGGGTGTCATAAATCATCGCTTCGAAAAGTTTGATTAATGATTTTGTTAAAATATCTTCATCAAGTTCAACGGGTAACGTTGTTCCATCGTCCATTTTTACGAGCTGAAAATAACTCCCAGTCCTTCGCATCATTGAATCAAGCTTGGCGCGAACGAGGTGACGGCGACGCGTTTCAATCAGATTTGTATTCACGGCGCCTCTCCTCGGCCTCTATCCAGACAGAAATAATTGATGCGATATTTAGCGCCAACCCCAGCAATGCTTCGGTCTGAGGAGGGTTCATTTTTTTAAAGCAAAGATGCATCAAATCTAAGAGTTCATTCAGGTTATTAGCCTCAGTTACAACTTCTTCAATACTTGTGCTGGTTGCTGGATTCCACATAATTACCTCCCATACGCTTTGTGCAGATAAAGGCCTGCAATCACTTCCTGTCCGCATGATGCATAAAGCAGGGCAGCTTTATATGCATTTCGGTCGACGATGAATGTCATATTTAGCGACCTTTTCTAATATTGTTCACTGTGGAACCAGTCATAACGCAAAGCTCATTGAGCAGACTGGTAAAGCGACCGGCGACATGCTTATCTGTTCTGGCTATCGCAGCAAAGAGCAATGTATTGAACTCATCCCTGAGTTGATTGGCGTACGCATCTGCGTGCTGTGCTGTCCTGAGTGCTCCATTTGCTTCAATGAGTACAGGGAAATCAGTACGCATTGTTATTTCAAGGTTGTCTTTTTTACGGGATGCAATATTCATTATGCTTCACTCAAAGTGAGTGAGGCCTCAGCAATTAAGCCGTTATTTAAGTCAGTGTTTTATTAATTCAGTTTCGCTTCGATGCTTTTCAGCTCACTGCTAACCTTAATCGCATAGTCGAAAATTGCGGATGCCATATACATTGCTGGTTTGCCGTTATCCTCATCTGAGAAGTAAACCTCATTATAAACATGCGCAAGTTCTTCGAGTTTTCTGGCTGTAACGGTCGCGTGAAATATCTCATCAGAAATATCGCTCTCACCATGTTCCCTTTGGGGGGGGGCAGGAGAGTCGCTTAACGATTTGATATATTCGTTAGTGGTATCCAGGGTCTTCTTCATTGAGCGAATTAAGCAAGCCATTGCACAATCAGTTTCGTGATCTTCATTACTGTGCTTATAAATCAGCTCCAGAAGAACTGTGTTCTCGGCGATATCCGCCGCGACAATTTCTAACATCTGAATCGGACTGTTCATTTGTCTACCCTTTTATTTCTTCGATGGCGGCAGAGACATACATATCAACAAACTCAATTATGTTTATGCTGAGCTCTCTTTGCGTAGCGGTACCATCGAGCACGCGAGCCACACCGATAAGCAGATGGATGTTATTGAGGGCATCCGTAGCGTTAAGAGGTAAGTCTTCAAAGTCATTCATTTCTCAGCCCTCTCTTGTTGATAAATGACCTCGCTCATATAAACGTAAGCATCCCCCGCGAGTCTTTTAATAAGAGAGGCGATTGAAGAAAGTTCAGAATCCGCTAGTTGATGCGGGTGATCTTCCAGCAGTGAGCAAATTAATTCTGCCTGGAATGTTTTTTCCGCAGCTTCTTTAAACTGGTTGAATTCAGCAACTGACATTTTCATCTCATTGACTCCGTTGTTTGTCGATGAAGTAATTATGTACATCATGTTCATTTTTGGCAAGAACAAAATGTTCATTATTCGATTTGTAAAATGAACATTATGTATATGATTTTGATTTTGAAGGGAATTAATTAAAAAAAATCCCGGATTGTCCGGGATTATATTAGTGGCTGGGGTTTAGCTTGCTTTCCAAATCATCATCTTCTATGTGTCTGGATTGCTTGAGTATTCCAGCGACATATTCAAGCTTCTCGACTTCGTGGTAAGGCATTGTTATTGGCCTATGATCTTGATTGATGCTTGTAAACTGGTACTCACCATCACGGTCATAGCCTAATACCTTGATCATGTTGTGTCCGCTCTTAGTTCTAACGAACACCTCATCACCAGGGCAAACGTTTTTGTTTGGCTCGACTAACACAAATTCTCCTGATTGAATGCGTGGCCACATGCTGTCACCCCTAACTCTCAAGCCAAATGCATCAGGGTCATCGCTGTAAATTTTTAGCCAGCCGTCATTTTCTTCCACCATCTCAATGCTGCCGTCAGCGCCTAACATTGCTTCACCTATAACCCTGACAAGTCCATTTTTTATTTGACCTATGTACTCAATTGTATCTGAACCATGCCTGGTTGAAGTTTCAGCAATATCGCCATGTTGAAGCCAGAGCGGGTCTACCTTAAGGAATTTGGCTAGCAAGAAAATTTTATCTTGGCGCGGCATAGTCTCAGCATTAAACCACTTGCTGACAGCCTTAGGCGTTAACGACAGAGCCGAAGCGATGACTACACCACGCCCATGTGTATCGATCCCCGCTTTTTTACAGGCCAGTGCCAGCCTCTCGGAGAACTCTTTTCGCACTTTTTCATTTTGAACCATGTGTACACCCTATATCAACTTGCATGAACTTTCTATTCCATTTAATATGTACATTATGTTCATTTTGTCGTCGGGGTAAATATGTTTTCTCAAATACTGAGAGATGTTGGTTTAAGAAAGGTTTCCGAGGTTACAGGGAGGACTTTGCGCCAGGTATACAAGTGGGAGGTTCTGAACACACTTCCACGCAGCGATTTTACAGGCGAAACGTTCCTCGCGCGGGCAATTGCAGAGGCGTCTGGTGGGCTCTATTCAGAGCAAGAGGTGTTGGCAGCTGCGATCGAGGGGCGCCGCCAGCCCGCTACGAGGGCATGACATGTCACCCGAAGACTTCATTCGCAAGCACATCACGGCGGCGTTGATGGCCGAAGGCTTCTCTGAGAGTGCCGCAGGGGGGGGCTGAGCACGGCGTCGATTATTACCGGAGAAGCTCACAGGCGAGCAGGAAAGGGGCGATTTTCGATGATTGCCTCTACCGAGCTCGTCAGTGGGCTCTCGGGCAGACAACCACCGCAGAACGGAAAGCAGCAAAGAAAAAGCCGGGGCGAGCTGGTGGAGTTCATCCCGGCCTGTTCTGACTTCTGCTATGCACATCAAATCTACCTGGCGGGGTAAATTCATGAAAAACCTTAGCAGACAATCTGATTACAAATCAAGCGCTGGTGAGCTTAATGTTTCCAGAAACGGGCGGCATTAAGGCGCTGGACAGGCTGTATCACGATCCGCGGGGTGTTGTCGTGCACGTCACCGGGTGGGATCGCGAAAAGCAGCAGGTTTATTTCACCAGACCGGGTTATCCGCATGAGTGCATGCAACCTGTCTGGAAGTTTCAACAGTACTTCACGAGGCTAACATCATGAGCAGCAAAATTCAGGGATATGTATGGGATGCCTGTGCTGTCTCTGGCATCAAAGGAACACGCCTTATGGTCATGGTGCGTTTGGCGGATTATTCCAGCGATGAAGGCACGTGCTATCCCGGCGTCAAAACAATATCACGTCAGATAGGCGCCGGCGAAAGCACAATCCGAACGGCATTGTCTGAACTTGAAGCGGAGGGGTGGCTGCGACGAGAGAATCGCCGAAACGGTAACCGTAACACTTCAAACATGTATCACCTCAACGTTGAGAAGTTGGAAGAAATCGCACTCCAGCAAAGAACGTTAATTCGACTGGAACGTATCAAAAACAACCGTTTTGACCCTCCAGAATCTGACGCTTCGGATTTTGAACAGTCAGAATCTGACGCGTCAAAAATGAGAGGCTCAAGTGCGCTTGACCCTTCAGAATCTGGCAAAAACAACCGTTTTGACCCTCCAGAATCTGGAGGACATGATCCACAAGGTTTAAAACCTGATCCACAAGTAAAAGATCATGAACCACAAGAAGCGGTCGCAAAGCGTCAGAAAAAAACATCATTCGACCCTGCAAGGCTAAAACCTGAAAACGTCAGTGATGAAGTCTGGCAGGACTGGGCTAAGTTCCGGCGGGAAACCCGGAAACCCCTGACCGAAACAACTTGCGCATACCAGGCTAAGCAGCTCGCTGGCCACCAGAACGCCGATGAGGTGATCCGTCGCTCGATTGCAGGTGGGTGGCAAGGGCTCTTTCCTGAACGCGTACCCAATCAACCGCCAGCGCCAGAGGTCACTTCGGCCAGCGCGGGAAATGGCGCAGGAAGCACCTGGTACACCCCGTCTAACGACGGCTCCGCCGAGGTGTTTATCAATCAGGCCGCCATTGATCGTCTCAAGCGTGGTGCCAACCGCCCATGAAAATCATCCTGAAACGCATGCTGGTTGCCGGTTTTAACCGCGGCTTTCTGCGCGAGGGATTCGTTGTGTGGTGTTTTATCAAATTTGATTTACGGAGTGTGTAATGGGTCCGGCTGAACTATCCGAAAAACTGTGGGACAACGCAGAGAGGGTGGCGAAATATTTGCTGCCTCGCGGACATCTGGAAGGCAAAGAGTGGTGCGCAGGTAACACCAATGGCGATTCTGGCAAGAGCCTGAAAATTAATCTGGGCGGTAAAAAGGCATGGTCAGATTTTGCCAGCGGTGACAGCGGCGATCTGCTCGATTTATGGGTGCTGGTGCGCAACTGCCAGCTGCATGACGCCATGCGGGAAGCCAAAGAGTTCCTGGGCCTGAAAGATGACGATCATCACTTCGAGGCAAAGAAAAAAACATTCTCCCGGCCGACGAAAAAGGGCGTAAAAAAAGCGAACCATTGCTACGACTATCTGGCCTCGCGCGGAATCACTCGCGAGACTGCTGACCAGTTTCGCGTTTCTGATGCTGTGGTCTGGTACCACGATGAAAACCGAGAAGTGGCGGCGGTGGCGTATCCATACATCCGCAACGGCGAACTACTGCAGGTGAAGCGGATCAGTACCGAACGTCCGGGCGGTAAAAAGCTCATCATGGCTGAGGCCGACTGTGAACCTAGTTTATTCGGCTGGCAGGCTATGGATGCCAAAGCCCGCGCTGTCGTGTTGTGCGAAGGGGAAATCGACTGTATGACCTACTCGCAACTGGGCATCAGTGCGCTGTCGGTGCCGTTCGGTGGCGGGAAGGGCGCCAAGCAGCAGTGGATTGAGTACGAGTATCACAACCTGGACCGCTTCGACGAAATCTGGCTCAGTCTGGACAATGACGAAGTTGGACGCGAAGCCGCGAAAGAAATCGCCCGGCGTCTGGGCGAGCATCGCTGTCGTCTGGTGGAGCTGCCGTATAAAGATATCAACGAGTGCCTGATGGCCGGGGTGAGCGAAGATGATATCTGGCAATGCCTGGGGACGGCGAAATTCTTCGACCCCGATGAACTGTGCTCAGCAGGTGATCTCCTCCAGGAAACAATTGATGCGTTCGAGCATCGCGATGTCGGCCTGTTCACCAGCCCATGGGAATCACTGAACAGCAATTTCAAGTTCCGCGCCGGGGAGCTGACGCTGGTTAATGGGGTGAATGGTCATGGCAAAACCGAGCTGGTGGGCCATATCGCTATCGCCGCCATGAACCAGGAAGTCCGCACGTGCATCGCTTCTCTGGAGCTGAAGCCCGGAAAAATGCTGGCCCGCCTGACACGCCAGACCATTTGCACCGCCTCGCCAAAGCGCGAAGAAATCATCATGACAAATGAATGGTTTTCTGATCGCCTGTGGGTATTCAAGCTTACCGGAATCGCGAAGGCCGGGCGCCTGCTGGAAATCTTCGCCTATGCCCGCCGGCGTTATGGAATTGACCTGTTCGTGATCGATAACCTGGCGAAATGTGGTCTCGACGAGGAGGACTACGGCGGCCAGAAAGAATTCATCGACACCCTGTGCGACTTCAAAAACGAGCATAACTGCCATGTCCTGCTTGTCACCCACGCCCGCAAAACCAACGAAGCGGCGCCCACGGGGAAAATGGACGTCAAAGGCACAGGCGCATTAACCGATATGCCCGACAACGTAATGGCTATCTGGCGCAATATCCCCCGAGAACTGGCGCAGCGTAAGGCTGAGCGAATGGGATATGAGAGTCTGGATAAGGACGAACAGACAGCTATTCAGATGCCAGCTTCAATGATCCGCCTGCTCAAACAGCGTGAGGGCGAAGGTTGGATTGGTGACATTGGCGCCACCTTTGACGCCCGGTCACACCAGTTTCTTGAAGGCGATAAGGGGCCGTTTAACTACCTGGTCGGTAAACAACAAAGCGAACTCGATATTGAGTGGGACACTGATAACGTTACGAGGTACTGAGTATGAAAAACGAAGTTTTAAAAAAAGCGATCGAGAACTATCAGTGCCTGAAAGCACAGGTCAGCCAGCAGGAGTCTGATGATCCCTTATCGTTCGGCGGTGTTGATGTGGACCTGTTCGAAGCATTTATCTTTGCAAAAAGCCAGCTTCAGGAATTGATTAGTCCCGATGAATATTTGGAGTTAAAGCGGAAAGTATCTCATCTCGACAATAAGGTTGGTGCGTTGATACCTGAAAATATCATTCTTAAAAATGAGGTAGCCAAGTTAGGCGGCGATCCTGATTTTTTGGGTAACGTGGCCGCTGAGGGGAAAGCATGAAACTTGAAGCATCGTTAAAGCATTTTAGTCCTCAGGGCATGCATATCAGCGACGACGTGAAAAGCACATCGCCGAATCGCCTGAATGGCACAGACATTATGACCGGGATCGGGGTGACCAGCTGCAGGGCGCGCTTCGGCCTGGCCGCTTTCTTCGGAAAGGCTGGTATCAGCAAAACGGATGAACAGCTCGCAGTTCAAGCGCTGGCGCAGTTTGCCATCAAAAACGCTCCTAAAAATGTCCGCAAAGCCGCTGGTGACGAGCTCGGAGGCTGCATGTTTACGCTGGCGCAATTTGCCTTTGCGGAATACTCACGTTCGGCGGCCACCAGCGCAACGTGTCACAACTGCAGCGGTACCGGCTTTATTTCCCGCCATGAAGATGTAATTAAGCACCCTGGTATTTTCGATGCAGACGGTGTCGAGGTGAAGGCCCCAAAGATTAAAAATGAACTGGTGAAAAGGGTCTGTGGAGTGTGTGGAGGAAAGAAAGTGATCCATGCGCGATGCAGGTGTGGTGGTAAAGGGGAGGTGTTAGATCGCAAAGCGACCAAAGAACTTGGCGCACCGGTTTTCAAAACATGTGAACGCTGCTCTGGTAATGGCTTCTCTGTTGTACCCTCTGCGACGGTACACCGCGCCATTCTGAAGCGTCTCCCGGATCTCCATCAGTCTTCGTGGTCACGCAACTGGAAACCGTTCTATGAGGGGCTGGTGGACATGCTGCGTAAGGGTGAGCGACAAGCGGCTGTAGAATTCGAGAAGGCAACGACTTACTAATGTGATCGGAGCAAATGGCGACATTTTTTTGCACGTTAATGTTGACTTTGCATAAAAGTGTCCTGTATGCTTCTAATCATGGATACGTACATCCAAATGAAACTGATTCTGAACCCTGCCAACCGGCGGGGTTTTTGCTTTTCTGGGGGAAGATTACGCGCTATAACAAACTCTCCCAGATCAGGAGATATCAGTTATGGAAAATAAACCATTAGATCCGAATCAAAAGGCAAAGATAGTAGCAGAAGCAATGGTTAAACATATGGCTCCGGTGGCTCCCCCTGTGGCCCAGGTAAAGGAGATTATTGCCAGGGTTCGACGTGGCGGTGAAGAAAGCATGCTGGAATTGGATGTAATGAAAATGCTGACATCATATTTTTTGGAAGCGACGAAACTTCGGGATTCCATGCCAGAAGAGGTAAAAAAAGCACTTGGTAAGTAATCTGGCACCTACATACTGGCTATTTCGGTAGTAGCTTTCCTTAAGTGACGTAAAAATATTACCCACGACAATAACAGGCTGCGCATTAGCGCGGCCTTTTTTATTTGTGCCGCCAGAACGTCACTCACTCTGTGCTTTGTCGTAAATCCATCTGGCGGCCTTTCCCCATACAGGGCTCACCTGCGACGGTTCATAACCCAATCGCAGGGCGCTTGCGCAGAGCCCGCACATTTATTCACTCAGCTTCCCGATCTTTCATCGGAGGCGGTAACTATGGCTAAACGTATGCAAGACAAAGAGAGCATTGCCGGGATGTCCTGGCTGGTTCTGCTGATTATTGCTTGCTGGGGTGGACTTGTCCGCTACCTGATAGATGTGAAGCAGAGCAAGGCAACATGGAGCTTGATCAATGCTCTTGCCCAAATGGTGGTTTCAGGGTTTACCGGCGTTATTGCTGGCCTGGTGAGCATTGAAAGCGGACTGAGCATTTACATGATACTGGCCACTTCCGGGATTAGCGGGGCAATGGGTTCTGTTGCTTTGACCTATTTCTGGGAGCGCATTACCGGAGTCAAGGCGCCATGACAGCAGACCAGATTATCGAGGGGATCCTCGGCAAAGAGGGTGGTTATGTCGATCACCCCTCTGATAAAGGCGGGCCAACCCGCTGGGGCATCACGCAAACCACCGCCCGTGCACATGGCTACACCGGTGATATGCGAAACCTGCCAAGGGAAACAGCAAAGCAAATCCTGCTGAGCGATTACTGGACCGGCCCCCGGTTCGACCAGGTAGCGAGTTTGTCTACGTTACTGGCGGATGAGCTTTGCGACACTGGCGTGAACATGGGGCCCAGCGTCGCCAGTAAGTTTTTCCAGCGCTGGCTCACTGCTCTGAACATGCGCGGGAAGCTATACCCCGATCTGATCCCGGATGGCGCCATTGGCCCCCGAACCATCACCGCGCTTAAGGGATACCTTTCAGCCCGCGGGAAAGAGGGTGAACAGGTTCTGTTGCGTGCGCTGAACTGCAGCCAGGGTGCCAGATACCTCGAACTGGCGGAGGGCCGCGAAGCCAACGAGGATTTTCTCTACGGCTGGGTTAAGGAGCGTGTCATGTGAAGATGATTATTTTCGCTTTGCTTGTGCTGGTGGCTGTGCTCGTTCTGTTACTTCTTCGCAAATATACCCGGCTGGAGTTCGTAGGGCATGCCAGCTTGCTGCTGAAAACGTGGTCTGTAAAGCTGGGAGCTATCGGCGCGCTGGTTGGTGTATGGGCGCAGTCGTTCCCGGATGCTGCGCTGCACGCCTGGGCGATGCTGCCGCCGGATATCAAAAATATCCTGCCGCCAAACATCGTTGCACTGATTAGCCCGGCGCTGGTGGTGCTGGCCGTGCTATCGCAATACGTGCGCCAGCCAGCATTGAAAGAGAAGGCCGACGAACTGAAGGATCCGCAGCAATGAGCTTTGAAATTATTGCTGGGCTGGTGGTTGTCATCCTGGGTGCTATCGCTGGTGCGTTCGGCATTGGTCATTCACGCGGGACCAGTAAGGCAGAAGCCAAAGCCGATCAGCAGCGTACCGAAGAGAACGCCGCCGCCACCGTCGCCGCGGCAGAACGTAAGGCGGAAGTTGTGAAAGAGGCAAGCGATGTACAGGAAGACGTTAAGCGTATGGGCGATGACGATGTTGATCGCGAGCTGCGCGAAAGATTTACCCGCCCCGGTAGTCGTTGATACGGCCTGCAGCTGGGTGAGGGTCATCTACCTGACCGACCACGATATCGACGTGCTGGATAAGCAGACCAAGCGTGACATCCTGGCGCAAAACAAATCAGTGCAGGCTAACTGCCCGCAACTAACCGGCAGGGTTACGCGATGACCAAGGCAAAGAATATTGAATTTCGACTGAGCAAACTTGAGAAAGGGCCAGACGAGAACGTTCTGGCCATCATGGAGATAAGGTCGAGAGCTATTGCAGGTAGCTTGCTGAAGCAGATTTCCTGCCAGGCGTTGAAAGATCGATAATGTCAGTGAAGATTGCCTTGTAGGCTTTATTTAACTTCTCAACTGTTTTCGGGGTGATATCACTCGTAGGCGGCGCGTCGATACCATCCATTAATTCTATTTCAGCAAATTTTTTCAAAACCTGAAGGACACTCTCTTTTTGTTCTTCAGGCATCGTTTGCACAATAAAAGCAACAACGTTTCTCAGCGCCAGGAGTTGAGCATGAGTTACATAGTAATGATCGATCATATTTTCATTCCTGTTCTGTTGAGCTCGGCGATTTAACAGTATAGCGGAGAAATATTGCCCGCTACTCTGTGGCAACTTTCAATCGTGATGACTGGCAATAGCGGGACTTTTTATGCCCGGAACGGAGTATTTATGAAAGAACGAAAACTCGTAATTGAAATTGATGACAACGCCATTGATTCAGTCATCGAAAAGGTGCGCCTGCTCAAGGATGAACTGAGAAGCCTTAACCTGCCGATCAACATCTCTGTTGCAGTGCCGGCAGCATTAAAGCCGGAAGAGGAAAGGAACACGCAGGATGCCAGAAGCGTATTCCTTAGCAACCTTGATGCCGAAATTACTCAGGCTTGGTCATCATTGACAGAGCTTTTGAATATACGTCGCGACGCGACCTCCTCCGACTAGCTGCTGCCGCTGTTTTTAGTTCATTCACGGATTTTGTGAATTTAGCCCTCACGTTACTGGCGCTATCTGTTGGCAACTCGCTGAAGAGGCAGGATACAGCGATAGATAAGATCTCGGTCTCACCTTTGAGTGACTCCAGCTCCTCGACGATTTTCTGTAAAAGTTTCTGATTATCAACGGACATTAAAACGCTCCTTACTTTTTGTGTGAAAACTCAAAGATAAGCGAGCGTTACTTTTTGCAACATCCTGATATTCGATCAGTGCCGCCACCGTGCGGCATTTTTATTACCAGAAGTAGGAGAAGAAGCATGTTGACAGTAAAAGTGATGTCGCCTGGCGGCGGCGAAGAAATCCATAGCGGCCTGAGCGTTGGTTTCAACCCCAATCAGCAGAGTATCTCAGTGTCTGGAATGGACCAGAACGTGTTCCTGAAGCAGGGGAGGTGGCCTATGTGATGAACGCAAACGGCAAGACCATTTCCCGTTACGAACACAGGGCCCAGCAGTAGGCATTACAGAAGCTCCTGAGCTAAGGGGCTTCGATAATGCTAAACCGAAGCATCTGCCTTAAGTGTTATAAAAAACCCCGTGGAGGAAATCCCAAAGCTACGGGGTGCTGTACAGCCAGCCAATGACTGATTGTAGCCACGAAGTTGGTTTATTTTCTACTGGTTGAGAATAAAACTGAGAGCCAGGAAGGCTTGAGAGTGGCTCATCCATAAGCTCACGGGTAGAACGGCAGACTTTGTCATGGCAGAGCAAAGTCATAAGTTAGTTTAGGTAACATTTCGGATATAACAAGCGTAGCGGGGCATTCCTAATAATGGAGCACCGCAGCTAAAGCATTACAGGAGCCATTCTGCCGAGTGGCTTCGATAAGCTCCCCACATCGCACAGAGGTAAAACATGGCAGAGATCACACCGGCAGAACAGATTCGACTGAATCTGCTTTCCACCCTGAACTACGACACCGCGGCCGCTGCTAAGGCGATTGAGTTCGTCCAGGATAGCCAGCTCAAATATCAGCTGTTCATCCAGCAGTACAGTCGCGTGACAACTGAATCCGAAGTGGTGGCGCGGACCATCAAAGCAGTTCAGGAGTCGACCGAGGCGCTGGCGCTGTTTGATACCATCGCAGAACAGGCGAGCTAAGGCATTACAGCAGGCACTCGCTGAGCGCCTGTGATAATGCTCAAGGAGCGATTACGTGAACAAAGAGCCCCGTATCTACGGCAGCAAGTGGGACCGAGAGCGTCTTATCTTCCTACGTGCGCACCCCTTGTGCGTCATGTGCCAGGAGCAAGGCAGGGTGACAGCGGCAACGGTGGTTGACCACATCATCCCGCACAAACTGAAAGAGGCTCTGCGCTCTGGTGACAGCCAGGAAATAGCGAAGGCGCAAAAGCTTTTCTGGAGCCGGAAGAACTGGCAAGGGCTGTGCAAGCAGCACCACGACTCAACGAAGCAGCGAATGGAGAAGCTTGGCACCGTCATCGGTTGTGATGAGAGCGGAATGCCCCTGGATCCTAACTCACATTGGTTTAAATGATATTTAATCTCATTTTTTGCGGGGGAATGATTGCAAATGAAATCATTTTGAATCAAATGATATCAATTCTCATCTGAGGGGGAGGGGCGGGTCAAAAGTTCAGAACCTCGAACCCAAATGACCGCCGCCAGTCCTTTTTGTGCACAACCGCGAAATGAAAAGTTTTTTTCCGGGAGGTTCCGATGGCAGGACGACGCCCGAAACCGACCCACCTCAAAGTGGTTACCGGCAACCCGGGCAAACGCAAACTTAACGACAAAGAACCATCGCCAGCGCGAGAAATCCCAAGCCCTCCAGAGCACCTCACTGACTGGGGAAAGGTGGCGTGGGGGAAGCTGATCGTGCTGCTGGATGGCATGGGCATTTTAACCATTGCCGATACGCTGGCGCTCGAACGACTCTGCGATATTTACGCCGACATTCTGCAGCTTCGCCTGACTATTGCTGACGAGGGGCGAACTTACACCGTGCAGACAGAGGGCGGGTTTTTGATTAAGGCTAACCCGGCAGTAGCAATGTTGGCGGATGCAGATCGACGTTTTAAAAGTTACCTGGTTGAATTCGGTCTGACTCCGGCCGCCAGAACGAAGGTGAAAGTGGATGGTGGAGAAAAAGAAGAAGACCCGCTCAACCAGTTCTTCGGTTGATCCCGCCACGCAATATGCGCGGGATGTAGACTCCGGCAAAGAAATCGCCGGTCCTGATATTAGAAACTCCTGTAAACGACATCTCAGGGATTTGGAATCCTGCCATGCTCGCGGGTTGGTGTGGGATGTTGCAGCGGCGCAGCGTGCCATCGACTTTTTTGCAAAAGTACTGAAGCTCAACGGCGGTGAGCATGAGGGCAAACCCTTTAACCTGCTGCCGTGGCAGTGCTTTATTGTAGGGTCGATCTTCGGCTGGAAAAACTCAGACGACTATCGCCGGTACCGCATGGCTTACGTCGAGTCAGGCAAAGGCTCTGGCAAATCCCCACTTGCAGCGGGCATTGCTCTTTACTGTCTGGTTGCCGATAAAGAACCTCGCGCAGAAGTCTACGCAGCGGCGACGAAAAAAGACCAGGCCATGATCCTTTTTCGTGATGCTGTCGCGATGGTGAATCAGTCCCCTGCGTTAGCACAGCGAATAAATAAATCAGGCGGCGCCGGGAAAGAGTGGAACCTTGCGTTTCTTCAGACCGGCTCATTTTTCCGGCCTATCAGTTCGGATGATGGGCAGTCAGGGCCACGCCCACACTGTGCTCTGATTGACGAAATTCACGAGCACAAAAACAACCAGGTTGTGGAAATGATGCGCGCCGGGACGAAAGGTCGTCGCCAGGCGTTGATTTTCATGATCACTAACAGCGGCCACGACAAAACCAGCGTCTGCTACGACTATCACGAGTATGGGCGTAAAGTTGCCGAAGGCTCGATTGAGGATGACAGTTTCTTTTCTTTCATTTGCTCCCTGGACGAAGGGGAAGACCCATTCAAGGACGAGTCCTGCTGGAAAAAAGCAAACCCCTCTCTTGGTCATACTTTTACCGATCGCTACCTGCGTGAGCAGGTTACTCAGGCTCGGGGGATGCCGTCGAAGGAAAGCATTGTTCGGCGGTTAAACTTCTGCCAGTGGGTGGATGCCGATAACCCCTGGATGAGTAGCGATGTGTGGATGGGGTGCGAAGAGGACTTTGACCTGCAGGAGCTGCAGGGAGAAGAATGTTATGGCGGCCTGGACCTTTCAGGAACTCGCGACCTTACGGCGCTGGCGCTGTTTTTCCCGAAAAAGCGCCGCCTGCTCGTAGAGTTCTGGACGCCGAAAGATACTCTGCTGGAAAGGGCTAAAACGGACCGGGTACCTTATGATGCCTGGGAGCGTGACGGATTTATTCACACCACTCCAGGTAAAGCGGTGAAATATGGTTTCGTTGCTGAGCGAATATCAGACCTTTCCCAGATGTTCTATATCAAAGCGATCGCTTTCGACCAGTACCGTATTAAGTATCTTGAGCCGGAGCTGGAGGAGGCTAACGTATCTGTCCCTCTGATACCTCACGGCCAGGGCTACTATAAAGCGCAGGAATCCGGGTTGTGGATGCCTCATTCTATTGAGTTATTCGAGCAACGCCTGGATGACGGCGAAATCATTATTAAAACCAATCCCTGCCTTCGATGGAATGCAGCTTCCGCTGTTACCGAAGCAGACCAGAAGGAAAACCGCATATTTGCCAAGAAAAAGAGCACGGGCCGAATTGATGGTGTGGTGGCTTCTGCAATGGCAATAGGCGCTTCCGAAGGTGATGTCACTGATGATGGTGATATTGACGACTTCTTCTCACAACCGTTGAGCATGTGATGGACGATACAAAATACAGCATTGATCTACGTACCAATAATGGCTTGTGGGCCAGAGTAGCATCTTGGTTCGTTGGTGGTCGGCTGGTAACGCCAGAGCAGGGGTCGCAAACTGGCCCTGTATCTGCCAGCGGCGTGCTGGGCGACTCCCAGATAACCGATGAGCGCATTCTGCAGATATCGACTGTCTGGCGCTGCGTCTCCCTTATTTCCACCCTGACAGCCTGTTTGCCATTGGATGTTTTCGAAACCGATAAGAATGATAACCGGAAGAAAGTTGGCCTGAATACACCGCTTGCACGTCTGCTCCGGTACTCTCCAAACCAGTACATGACCGCGCAGGAGTTTCGCGAGGCCATGACAATGCAGCTTTGTTTTTATGGAAATGCCTACGCCTTGATAGAGCGTAATTCTGTGGGAGATGTCATAAGCCTGCTTCCCCTGATGTCGGCAAATATGGATGTCAGGCTCGAAGGAAAGAAGATTATCTATCGCTATCGGCGTGATGCTGAATATGCGAATTTCAATCAAAAGGACATTTTTCACCTTAAAGGCTTCGGATTTAGTGGCCTGGTAGGCTTGTCTCCAATAGCTCACGCCTGCAAATCAGCCGGTGTTGCCGTGGCGATGGAGGATCAGCAGCGAGAGTTTTATGCTAATGGCGCAAAGTCTCCCAAAATATTAACCACTGGGGATCGGATTCTGACAAAAGAGCAACGTGCTCAGCTGGAGGAGAATTTTAAAGAAATCGCTGGTGGTCCGGTGAAGAAACGCCTCTGGATACTTGAGGCGAATTTTCAGGCTCATGATATCGGCGTCAGCCCTCAGGATGCAGAGACAATGGCGTCCCGTAAATTTCAGGTGAGTGAACTTGCGCGATTCTTTGGCGTTCCTCCCCATCTGGTAGGCGACGTGGAGAAAAGCACCAGTTGGGGAACCGGGATCGAGCAACAGAATCTGGGATTCCTTCAGTACACACTGCAGCCATACATATCCCGTTGGGAAAACGGAATTCAACGCTGGTTATTGAAACCGGATCAAGTCGGCGTATATCACGCAGAGCACAACCTGGATGGATTGTTGAGAGGTGATTCTGCATCACGTGCGGCCTTCATGAAAGCTATGGGCGAGGCAGGATTACGGACAATAAACGAAATGCGGAGGCTGGATAACTACCCTCCGGTACCTGGCGGTGATGTCGCCATGCGCCAGGCACAATATGTGCCCATTACAGATCTAGGTAATAACACAAAGCCCCGCAATGACGGGGCTTAATTTTTATGGGGGCCATGATGCCTGACATCATCAAAACGCTTTCTTTCGATGAAACAGAAATTAAATTCGCCGGAGATGGTAAGCAGGGAATTTTTGAGGGATATGCCTCTGTATTCGGTAATACAGATTCAGACGGCGATATCATTCTTCCAGGTGCCTACAAAAACACGCTTGAAAAACAGACGCGCAAAGTTGCGATGTTTTTTAATCACCGGCAATGGGAAATTCCTGTTGGTAAATGGGATGCCCTCGAAGAAGACAGTAAAGGTCTTTATGTTCGTGGACAGCTTACCCCCGGAAATAGCGCGGCCAGTGACCTTAAAGCAGCCATGCTTCACGGTACGGTCGAGGGAATGTCGGTTGGTTTTGCAGTAACAAAAGACGACTACAGCATTTCGCCCGCTAATGGTGGCCGCATCTTCAAAAACATTTCATGGCTAAAAGAAATCAGCGTCTGCACATTTCCGGCAAACGAGCTTGCGGGTGTTGATTCCATGAAAAGTATCGACGGCATTGAAACCATTCGTGATGTTGAAGCCTGGCTGAGGGATTCAGTCGGTCTCAGCAAGTCACAGGCAGTAGGGCTTATCGCCCGGTTTAAGTCAGCAGTTCGGAGCGAGTCCGAATGCGACGAAAACAAAGATATCAGCGCTCTGCTTAAGAGCATCTCTAATTTTCATCAGACATTAGGAAATTAATATGTCCGAACTCGCTCAAATTCAGAAAGCCCTGGAAGAATCACAAAGTAAGCTGCAGGGGCTTTTCGACGAACAGAAAAAACAGATCGAGCAGAATGGCACGATCTCCAAACAGTTGCAGGATGATATGGCGAAGGCTAATGAGGAAATGACCAAAACTGGTCAGCGTCTCTTTGATCTCGAACAGCGACTTTCTTCCGGCCCTGATAATCCTGGTGAAAAGAAATCCTTCTCAGAACGTGCAGCAGAAGAGCTGATTAAGTCATGGAATGGCAGTAAAGGTAACTTTGAAGCGAGCACTTTTAATAAATCGCTGGGAAGTGGCGCTGCATCTGCCGGGTCTCTCATTCAGCCGATGCAGGTTCCTGGCATCATTATGCCTGGCTTACGTCGTCTGACCATCCGTGATCTGCTGGCTCAGGGGCGTATCTCCAGTAACTCACTGGAATATGTCCGTGAAAACGTTTTTACCAACAATGCTGCAAGCGTGGCGGAAAAAGCGCTCAAGCCAGAATCCGACATCACATTCACCAAGCAGACTGCCAACGTTAAAACCATTGCTCACTGGATTCAGGCTTCCCGTCAGGTGATGGATGATGCGCCGATGCTTGAATCTTATGTTAACAACCGCCTGCTGTATGGTCTGGCTCTGGAAGAAGAGCGCCAGTTGTTAAACGGTGATGGCAGCGGTGATGACCTGGAGGGTATCAACCATGTAGCAACTGCGTATGATACGGCTCTGAACGTTACAGGTGATACGCGTGCTGACATCATCGCTCACGCCATTTTCCAGGTAACTGAATCCGAATTCAGCGCCTCTGGCATCATCCTCAACCCCCGTGACTGGCACAATATTGCCTTATTGAAAGATAACGAAGGGCGATATCTCTTTGGCGGACCTCAGGCGTTTACCAGCAACATCATGTGGGGGCTTCCGGTCGTTCCTACACGCGCTCAGGCACAGGGAACCTTCACCGTCGGTGGTTTTGATATGGCCTCTCAGGTCTGGGATCGAATGGACGCCACCATTGAGGTGAGCCGTGAAGACCGCGACAACTTCGTGAAAAACATGCTCACTATCCTGTGTGAAGAGCGTCTGGCGCTGGCGCATTATCGCCCGTCTGCGCTTATTAAAGGTACCTTTGCTACAGAACCTGCTGGTGGTTAATGGAGGAGGGCGGGAAACCGCCCTTTAACGCATGACGATTAATGCTCTGGATGTGGTTTCAATTGAAGAATTACGCCAGCACATTGAGTTTGACTCAGATGACCGCGATGCGCTTATTGCCCGTTACGCTCAGGGTGCGCTGGATTACTGCCTGACATATTGCGACGAACCACGCTGGAAACAGCCCGACGATCTCCCTTCCCAGGTTGTCAGCGCCATGCTCTTATTTTTCTGTGATGCCTTTGAACATCGCGGAGCGCAGACAGAGACTCAACTTTATGCCAACCAGAGGGCCCATGATCTGTTATTTCAGGTAAGAAACTGGAGAGGCGAAACTGATGTAGTCGAGGGGGTATAATGGAGCCAGGTCGTTTTGTGCACCGCGTAGTAATTATGAACTTTTCTACCACGCGAACTCCTTCTGGACAGCCGGTTGAGCAATGGCTTGAGGGAAAAACCATTTCAGCAGAGGTGAAAGGCATCAGTGGGCGGGAACTGCTGTCTGCTGGTGCAGAACAGGCCGATGCAACAATTCGTGTATGGACCCGCTACCATCATGAGATCACCGCCAGGTCAAGATTGAAGGTGCTGACAGGTCCATTCAAAGACGCCATCCTGAACGTTACCGGTCCTCCGGTTCCGGATATAAAAGGTACCCGGCTGGAAATTCTCTGCAAACAGGGGACCGAAAAATGATTGATGTGAATCTGGATTTTTCCGGGTTGCAGGATATTGCCCGCGATCTGCAAACACTCAGCAAGGCCGAAAATAATAAAGTTCTCCGGGAGTCGACCCGTGCTGGTGCCGAATTGCTCCGCGAGGAGGTGATTGATCGTGCTCCTGAGAAATCCGGAAAACTGAAGAAAAACGTTGTTGTCGTCACCCAGAAAAGTCGCCGTCGCGGTGAAATTTCATCTGGGGTGCATATTCGTGGCGTTAACCCGCGAACGGGGAACAGCGACAATACAATGAAGGCCAGCAACAAGCGGAATGCGTTTTACTGGCGCTTCGTGGAGTTGGGAACATCTACAGCGCCTGCACATCCGTTTGTTCGCCCAGCTTTTGATACCCGCATGGAAGAAGCTACGCAGGTGGCGATGCAGCGGATGAATCAGGCTATCGATGAGGTGTTATCAAAATGACAGAGGATGATCTCTATGACCTGCTGTCGACGCTGGCAGACGGGCGGGTTTATCCGTATGTGGTGCCGCTAGGCAGCGACGGACTTCCTGCAGTTTCCACTCCCTATGTCATTTTCTCGATACCGACTGATGTTGCCGGGGATGTTTTCTGCGGCCAGGCAGAGTCGACACTGCGCATTCAGGTTGATGTATGGGCTGAAACGAATGACGAAGCCAGAGCGTTACGCCTGGACGCCCTGGCTCGCCTGCAGGTACTTTCACCTGTCGAGGTGACAAAAATTCCTGGCTACGACACGACAACCCATCTTCATCGGGCAACCCTCGAAATAACGGTCATTGCCTGACAAAAACCAATCCAATCCGACCGCCACTGGCGGTTTTTTCATTTATGGAGGCTGCGATGTCAGCACTATTTGAACGTGCCCAAAAAACGGTAGTAATGATTACCTCTGTGCCGGTCACCGCGGCAGAGCTGGATACCGCAACCTGGTTAAACCTGAGTTGCACTATCAAACAGGCAAGCTTTACCGCTGGTCAGAAAAACGATATTGACGTGACAACGCTCTGTTCGGATGAAACGGAAAATATCAACGGCCTTCCTGCTCCGTCTGAAATGTCACTTTCCGGTAACTTCTACCGCAACCCGGCGCAGGATGCACTTCGTGAAGCATATGATAACGACGGGGTTTATGGGTTTAAGGTTATTTTCCCGTCTGGTAATGGATTCCTGATGCGCGCTGAGGTACGTCAGCACACCTGGGATTCTCAAACCAATGGCGTGGTTGCTGCAACGTTCTCGCTGCGTCTGAAAGGTAAACCCACCAATATTAACGCCCCAGGAGTTCTGTCGTTTGCTACTGACCTTCCGGCGTCCCAAACGGTCGCGGCAGGAAGCGCCCTGACCATGGGCGTGGTCGTCCAGGGCGGTACGGCACCTTATACCTACGCCTGGAAAAAGGGCACCTCGACGGTCAGCGGCCAGACCAGCGCAACGTTTACGAAAGCCAGCGCTGTATCCGGTGATGCCGGGGTTTATTCCTGCGTGGTTACTGATGCCGATGGCACTGTGATCACTTCTTCTGATTGCACCGTCACCATCAATTAACGGAGCGCCGGGAGACCGGCGATAAAATTAATGTCAAAACCGAGTCTTAAAGCACTGGCACTGGCACCGATGGCGGGCTTTCGTAAAAAAGAAGTCTCCGTTCCGGAGTGGGATAACGCCAAAGTCATCATTCGTGAGCCATCAGCAGAAGCCTGGATTCGCTGGCAGGGCATTGCCAGCCCGGAACCACCCAAACTACCGGAAGGGCAGGAGCCCCAGGAGGCACCAGAACTGACCCCTTCAGAACGAGCCTTCCGCACGATGCGGGCCGACGTCACGCTTTTCATCGATATTTTGCTGGATACCGACCTGCAGCCCGTCTTTACTGTCGATGACACCGAACAGGTTGAAGCGATCTATGGCCCTGTGCATTCCCGGCTGTTGAAGCAGGCACTTGATCTCATTCGTGACGCGGATGATGCTAAAGCAAAGTAAAAATGCCTGGCATGCAGTTCCTGATGGCGCTGGCGCTCCGGATGGGCCGCACGCTGGGCGAACTGCGACAAACCATGACGGTTGGCGAATTCAGGATGTGGGCTGAGTACGACCGTATCAGCCCAATCGGCGATATTCGCGGCGATATCCTCAATGCTCAGCTGGTATCTGCGGTTTACGGAGCGCAGGGCGTTAAAGTCACCATTGAAGACGCTCAGCTTCAGTGGGGCACAGAAGAGATTGAGGTAAATGACGGCGGCGATCCCTTTGCAGGGCTGGAAGCGGCGCTGCTGGCTGCGTCAGTTTGAACAAACAATGATAGCTGAAGTTTTACATAACCAATGGTAGGATTTTAGTTCTTTTCTACCTATTGGGATAAAAAATGAAAAAAATATTGGGTGTTTTATCTTTAGTAGTTTTTGCTATAGCATTTATTATTGCGTTAAGGCAACCAATATCAATTGTGTTTCTTTTTGCTGTTTTGGTTATTCCTTTAAAATATATGGATAAGATTGGCAGGGAAATTGCTTCTCTTTTGATAATTCTCGGTTCTGTATTTGTCTTGTTTTTTGTTAACTCAATGGTCCCTTTGTGGGGGGAGAGGTATGAGAACCATGAGGAGCTAATGAGAATTAGCGAGAACGATAGGCAGAAAAGATACAACAACATGAATGTTATATCAGCAAGCAACCCTAGTGTTAAGGCTGAATTAAAAGACCCCGAATCTGCAACCTTCAAAAACCAGATCATTGGTCGTGACGGATATGTATGCGGACAAGTAAATGCTAAAAACAGCTTTGGTGCATATGCTGGGTTTAAAAGATATGTAAGTAAAAGTGGAATGACCATTATTGATGATGGTGGAACTGAATTTTCTAAACTATGGGGCGAGATTTGTAGTTGATACATTCTTGCTAATTAAAGAAAACCGCTTAGGCGGTTTTTTTTATACCTGTGAGGATACAAATGGCAACCCTACGTGAGCTTATCATAAAGGTTTCAGCAAACTCTCAATCATTCCAGACTGAGATCGCCCGAGCTTCACGCATGGGGCAAGACTATTATAAAACCATGCAGAATGGTGGGCGCCAGGCTGCTGCCGCTGCGAAAGAAAGCCAAAAAGCTCTTTCCGATTTAACGGATGGATTTGCTTCAGCGGGTCGAGCAGCTACAGCTGCAGCTGCAGCATTTGCAACAGGAAAACTGGTTCAGATTGCAGACCAATGGAACTCAGTAAATGCACGGCTTAAACAAGCCTCAGTGTCTACGAATGATTTTACTTTATCTCAGACCCGATTAATGGCGATCAGCCAGAGTACGGGCACTGCTTTTACTGATAACGCTAATTTATTTTCACGCGCTGCAGCATCAATGCGTGAATTTGGCTACAGCTCAGATGAAGTACTCAAAATCACCGAAGCGGTATCAACAGGACTAAAGCTATCTGGTGCAAGCACAGAAGAAGCCGGTTCTGTTATTACCCAGTTTAGCCAGGCGCTTGCTCAAGGTGTTTTGCGTGGCGAAGAGTTTAACGCAGTTAACGAAGCTGGGGATCGTGTCATCCGTGCCCTGGCTGCTGGTATGGGGGTTGCCCGAAAAGATCTTAAAGCGATGGCTGACCAGGGGCAACTCACGATTGATAAAGTCGTACCAGCATTAATCAGCCAGTTAGGTGTGTTACAGGGGGAGTTTTCCTCGTTGCCGCCGACAGTGTCCGGCTCAATGCAAAAAGTCACTAACTCGTTTATGGCATGGGTTGGTGGAGTGAACCAGGCGACTGGCGCGACAGACGCGCTTTCTGGCGGTCTTGATGGGCTGGCAGGTACACTGGATTCTCTTACATCTTCTGCTGTCAGCGGGGCCCTCAGTGACGTAGCAGATAATATGTCACTAATTACCACTGCTGCTGGTGGCCTGGTTGGGATCGGATTGGCCCGGTATCTTGGCGGAATTGTTACCAGTGCAAGCAGTGCTACTGGCGCACTTATTTCAGCGGCAAAATCTGAGGTAGCTCTTGCCGTCGCTCAGGAAAAAGCCGCGCAATCTTCTGTTGCCGCTTCCCGCGCCGCCGTTTACCGCGCCCAACAAGCCCTTCAGAATGCTAAAAGTGCAGATGTTCAGGCTGCACAACAGGAGAGGGTTGCAGCCGCAGAAGCAAAGGTTACTGCTGCACAAGGTCGATTGACTACTGCCCTCGCCACCGGGACAGCTACAGAAAAAGTACGAGCACGAACAGCTCTGGAGCGGGCTCAGGCCGGGCTTGTGGCTGCAAAAAATGCCGATGCACAGGCTATTGCAGAAAGAAAACTTGCTGCAGCGCAAGCGGCGCTTAGTCGTAATATTTCAGGTAGGGTTTCTGCTCAAAATAACCTTAACAGCGTTACCTCTGTCGGCACCCGGTTGATGAGCGGCGCCCTTGGCCTGATCGGTGGTATACCCGGGTTGGTTATGCTGGGTGCGGGCGCATGGTACGCTATGTACCAAAGCCAGGAGCAAGCAAGAAAATCAGCTCAGGAATATGCCAGCCAAATAGATCAGATCAGAGAAAAAACCTCGTCAATGACCCTACCTGAGGTCGATAGTAATCGAAGATTAACGGTTGAGGCGATGCAGGAGCAAAAACGCCTAATCGAAGAGCAAGAACAAAGTGTAAAAAAACTTAACGGACAAATAAATGATTTAAATGAAAGTAGAAGCAAACCAGGTATTACTCAAGAAAATGATTTAAATATTACAAAGGCTATTGCAATTTTGACCGAGCAGATTGTCGTAGAAGAAGACAAGCTTCGTCAGATGCGAGAAAAATCCAGTGATATATTAAAGGCACTTGAGGAGAATGAAAGAAGAAGAAATGATCTTATAAAAGAAAGAGCATGGCGGCAAAATGCAGAATACCAGAGTCTAATATTGATGACTGGTAAGTATTCCGAAGTTAACCGTTTACTTGGATTAGGAAACCAGCTTTTAATGGAACGGCAGGGCTTGGTTAATGTTCCAATGCGAATGCCTCAGGCTGATTTAACATCACAGCAAACAAATGCCCTTGAGAAAAGTCGCCGAGACTTGGATCTTTCCAAACGCAAAGGTGAAGACAAAGAGCGCACCAGGCTTGGCTATGCTGCAGATGATTTAGGGTTAACGAATGAACCGCAGTTCTATAAGGCCAGGCAAGAATTAATTAATAATGGAATTGCTGAGTGGAGAAATAACGAAGCCAATAAGCCAAAAAGGAAGGGGCCCAAGACTGATGAAGAAAAAGCAGAGGATGTTTATAAGCGCTTGCTAAAACAGCAGCGTGAACAAATAGCCCTGGAAAGCCAGAATACTGAGCTGGCAAAAATTAAATATCAGGTTACACAGGGGGAGCTGCACACCCTTGAACAATCTAAAAAAGAAACGCTTCTGCACAATGCTGCGCTTATTGATCAGAAAAATATCGCTGAACAGTTAAAAACATTCCGCGAAGGTCTGGCCGACAGTAATGCTGCCGCCCGGGAAAGGGGGAATATCGATTTCCTCGGCGCGGGACAAGGGGATAAGGCCCGCGACCGCATGAAGGAAATGGCAGATATTCGTACTGATTTTCTCAAACAGCAGCGGGATCTGCAGCGGGATTTCAGTCGAGGGGAAATTTCTGAGGACCTGTACAAACAGCAAACGGAAGCACTGCAGGCTGCGCTTGCTGAACGGTTAGCGATTCAGGAGGAGTATTACAAAAAAACCGATGAACAGCAGTCAGACTGGCGCGCGGGGATCAGCGATTCCCTGATGAACTATGCCGATCAGGCTGCTGACCTGAGTTCAATGTCAGCGACGGCGACCAGCGAGATTCTGAACAATGTCACAAACTCGATCTCCACCAATATGACAGACCTTCTTACCGGGGCAACCAGCTTTAAAGACGGTATGTCGAACATTTTTATGTCTCTGGGCGAAACGGTGATTAAGACGCTGATCCAGATGGCAACACAGGCGTTAATCACCAAAGCAATTATGGCGTCATTTGGCGGCGGAGCGGGTGGGTTGTTCGGTAGTCTTTTTGGCGGTGCCAGCGGTGCGGCAAGTAGTGGTACCGCTATTCAAAGCGCGGGAGCTAATTTTTCATTTAACGCTCTCGGAGGCGTTTACGATTCTCCGTCACTTTCTGCCTACAGCAATGGTGTTTACAGCACTCCCCAATATTTTGCGTTTGCGAAAGGGGCAGGTGTATTCGGCGAGGCCGGGCCCGAAGCCATCATGCCGCTTACCCGTGGCGCTGATGGTTCGCTGGGGGTTCGTGCGGTTGGACGTGAGTCACCGGCAGTCCAGGATGCTGCAAGGCAGATTGAGGCGCAACCAAGAATCGCGGTCAGTGTTGATGCCCGTAGCACGTTTAGCGGGCAACCTGACGACGCAACAATGCTGGCAGTAGATCGAAGGAATGCTGCACTGGAACGACGCATCATCAACACACTCACTGCTGAAGTAAATAACCCCCAGAAGAAATTCGGACGCGCCATCTACTCCAATCTACAGCCCAAAAAACCAAGATAGACTGCCCGGAGGGAAAGTTAATGGCGGATATTATCTATCCGGATGAGTACCTGCCCATGCCTCTTATGGACGGGTACGGTTTTAAGCCCATCTCACCTTTACTGCGAACGGAAATGACGTCCGGTCGAGCAAGGCAAAGGCGGCGATACACCTCAACACCCACCCATGCCTCGGTTAAATGGATTTTTCAGACTGATGCGCTGGCGCAGGTGTTTGAGGCCTTTTTCAGGGACGCACTGAAAGACGGACAGTCCTGGTTCTATCTGAGGCTCCAGACTCCGATCGGGGTAAAGCCCTACAAAGCCAGGTTCATTGATATTTACGAAGGTCCGACACTTGTCGCGCCAAAATACTGGCAGTACAGCGCAACGCTGGAGTTATGGGAGCGTCCGTTACCGCCTACAGGATGGGGGAATTACCCGGAATGGCTGGCTGGTCAGTCGTTACTGGATATTGCGCTAAACAGAGAGTGGCCTGAGCATGACAATTCTTGAGCAACTTTATGCAAGCAGCGGTTCTGAAGTCATTCACGACACGCTGCAGATCACGGCAGGTGATCAGAACTACTGGCTTACCCGCGGGTGGGACAATATTACTGTCTCGTTAGAAGACGGGCAGCAGGTAACGTTTGAAGGGTGTGCTATCGATATAGCATTGCCTGCCAGGAATGCCGACGGAACGCAAGATCTGAAATTTTCCATCAGTAACATCGATGGTGTCGTATCCGATGCGATTGACAGAATTCTGGACGAAATGAAATCGGCAACACTGACTTTTCGGCGGTATATCTCCTCTGATTTATCTGCACCTGCGGCATCGCCTTACACCCTTGATGTGAAATCCGGATCGTGGACGGCAACTGCGGTGCAGGTAACTGCCGGATATATGAACATCCTTAAAACGGCCTGGCCGCGTAATCGTTATAACCTGGCTGAACATCCCGGTCTTCGTTATATGTCTTCCTGAGGTATTCACATGTTCCATTCTGATAAATACCTTTCGGTCAAATGGCTGAAGGGCGGGCGCGTTTATCCTGAGCTCGACTGTTTCGGCATTATCAATGAAATCCGCGGCGATCTCCTTCTCCCGTTATGGCCGGATTTTTCCGGCGTGACGAAAGATGAGGGAGGGCTCGATCGTGAGGCCAGGAAGTTTATGAAATCCCTCACACGCTGTGAGCCTTGTATCGGGGCCGGGGTTGCTTGTTATTCAGGATCAACCGTGACGCATGTTGGTATCGTTGTTTTGCTGGATGGCCAGTTGCAGGTTGCCGAATGTAATCCGGGAACCAATGTCACCTTTCTACCTCTTCCGCGATTTGTCCGTCGGTTTAACCGTGTGGAGTTCTGGCAATGACGATAAGAATCTACCCTTCCCGGCTCCCCGGAGAACCGCTTGAAACTCATGAGCACGGCAATATTACGCTGCATCAATGGATGGTCAGAAATGTTCCTGGGTACAGCCAGGACAGATCGCACCCAGTTGCCGTTGAATTAAATGGCCGCACACTTCCTCCCGATGAGTGGCCGCTTTGCCAGTTGAGCCCTGACAGTGATGTCAGAATTTATCCTGTTCCCTACGGAACGGGGCTGGAAATTGCTGTCTGGGTTTCTGTTGCGATATCAGCTGCCAGCGCAGCCTACTCGTTGTTCTTCGGGCCGAAAGTCGATCTCGGTGGTTATTCATCGGGGAGTGGTCGCTCACTTGAGCTTAATCCAGCAAAAGCTAACACGGCAAAACTAGGTGACCCGATACGTGAGGTGTTTGGTCGATGCCGCATCTATCCTGATTATCTGGTGCAGCCGGTTACCCGTTTTGACCCCGATGATCCAACGCGAATGACGGTCGAAATGTTTCTTTGTGTCGGGCAGGGGAGATTTTCGTTTACGGGAGGAGATAAACGGATTGGAGAAACCCCGGCAGCCTCGCTGGGTGATGGTTTCAGCGATAAGGTGTACCAGCCAGGAGAAGACGTATCTTCTGATCCGCGAAGTGAAAACTGGTTCAACTCGACAGAAGTCGGCGGAACATCAAGCGGAACAGGACTGGATATGGCCCAGACGTCGCCTGATTCCGACGATATTATTGCTGATAGCATGACTGTTTCTGGTGCATCCGTAACGTTCACAGGGCTGGACACGGATGATGGTGACGATGACGACGAGGATGATAATTCTCTCCCGGACAGCTGGGTAACTGGGACCATAGTAGAAATTAAGGCACCGACAAATTATCTGATCTCCACTTCTTCTGGTTACAGTGTCTTTGCCAGCTCGTTGCTTACCGAACTTGCTCCCGTAGCGGGTATGCCGGTGACGCTGAGTTTCAACAGTGTTGATTATGACCTCGTTATTGCGTCCTATACCCCGGGTCAGGATGCGGTGCCTGGCGAGGGTGGCAGTGCAGCAAAAATTCAGGCCAGTGCGGCTCCCGTCACCTACGATTTTTCGAACAGCTCCAGTACGTTCATGATCACATGGCAGGGCACCACCTATACGGTGTCGCTGGTAGCGAACTACATCTCGATGTCGGGACTGCTGGCGGCTATCACCGAGGGGCTCACTGGCTCCGGCCTGGTCGCACGGGACAACGGCGGTACCGTACTGATAACCGAGGCGGCCAGTCCGTTCGTTGGTGGGGCAATCACATCCTCCTCGCTGCCTGCAGCCGTTTTCGGTGATGCCCCGGTTTACACCTCCGGCACGGCATCAACCGGCGGCAGCCCGGCGGTAACGGCAAACGTGACGCTTGCGTATAACAGCACTACGGGAACCGCATTCTCGGGCATGCCTGAAGGTGTGCAACGGCTTTCACTTGCTCACCGCGGGAATGAGTACCAGATCGTCTCTGCCGACGGCACAACGGCAACAGTGGCGCGCCTGGTTAATGGGTCCGTTGATGAGTCGTGGCCGGGATTCACCGCCAGGACGATGATCGACTATGAGGCCACTGGTCTTAACGACACGCTGAGCTGGCTGGGGCCGTTCCTGGTTTGCCCTGAAAATGAGACCGTGGATATGTTCGAGGTGAATTTCTCTTTCCCGAACGGTATCTGCGGCTTTGACAGTAAGGGGAAAAAACGCATTCGCCATGTTGAGTGGGAGATTCAGTATCACGTCTACGGTTCCGGATCGGGATGGGTGAGTCACCAGGGCGAGTACGCGCTGAAAAACATCAACGGGTTAGGTTTCACTGAGCGGATCACCCTCAGTTCTCCGGGGCTGGTGGAAGTTCGCTGTCGTCGACGCAATGAGCAGGGCAGTAATAACGCGCGCGACAATATGTACTGGCAGGCTTTGAGAGGGAGGCTTCTGGCAAGACCGGTATCCTACTCAGGTGTAACAACCTGGGCAATTACCGTTGAAACCGGAGGGAAGCTGGCGGCACAGTCTGACAGGCGCGTCAGCGTGGTCGCTACCCGTGAATATGAGGGGGGAGGTAACAGAACTATAAGCGGCGCATTCCGTCATGTGGCAAATAGTCTTGGATTTAATGCTAATCAGCTCGACACCTCTGCAATAAATGCTCTTGAAACTGCCTGGTGGACGCCGAGGGGAGAATATTTTGACTATGAGGCAAGCAGCGACAGTGCTTCAGCGAAAGATATTTTCGACAAAATCACCGAAGCAGGCATGAGCTATTTTTTGCTATCAGATGGGCTCTTATCTGCCGGGCGCGAAGGTATCAAAACCTGGACCGGGATCATCACTCCCCAGGATACGGTAGAGGAAATGCAGACATCATTCAGGGCCCCTTCTGATGATGACTATGACGGTGTTGACGTCACATATATCAATCCGGTTACCTGGGCAGAAGAAATCGTTCAGTGTCGGACTGCTGATAATCCTGTGCCACGCAAAGTGGAGTCGTACTCTCTGGGCATTGTAATGACTGCAGATCGTGCTTACCGGATAGGTATGCGCAGGCTCATGAAATATCTGCACCAGCGCAGGACCTATGAATGCACAACTGAGCTTCTTGGCTGGTGCTATCAGTTTGGCGATCACATCATTCTTTCTGATGATATTCCGACGGGTAAAACAATCAGCTGTCTGATTGAACGCGTGACATTTGATGATGAAGTTATCACGTTAACAGTCACTGAGATTCTTGACTGGAGCTATGCTAATCCTCGCTGCTGGATTCAGTTTCAGGGGGGACGGCCGTCGACTCGTTTGCTAACGCCGACACGTGTCGATGACTTCACCCTTACTATACCGTTCAACGACGACCTACACCCGGAAGACTGGATAATGGATGATCCGGATGTTGAATTACCTCGCCTGTTGTTTTGTGACAGTGAGAAGGGGGCGCGGCACGGTATCGTTCAGGAAATTGTCCCGTCTGATGACTGTACTTGCCAGGTCACAGCCCCGGAATATAAAGAAATCTTTTACGCATACGACGACGCTACATACCCTGGCGACGTAGCTTAGCAATTTCAAAAAAATCAATTCACCCGCTTCGGCGGGTTTTTTCATTTTTGGAGCACAATGTATGGCCAACATCGAAAAACTTGGCTCGTCATCACCAGAGGTATTGCTTAAGAATGCAACTAACCTCGATAAGTTAGTCAATGGCCGGGAATCGGAATCATTACCTGATCGCTTTGGTGTACTGCGCAAAACCTGGCACGGCATGGAGATGATCTTCAGCCGCTTTATAGACTACATCACTGGTCGCGGCGAGCAGGCAGTTGCAGCTATCGGCTGGCAGGAGCTTGGCAACTGGGCTGTTGGTCTGGCTGTAGATAATCGCCAGCAAATCGTCTACTACAATGGCTCCTGGTACAAATACCTTGGTGAGCTTGAGCACGTCATTGCCGGGGATTCTCCTGAGAACGATGGCGGTGTGTGGTCGGCTGCTAACCCCACGGGGAAATGGTCGAACATCGGTGACGCGGCTCTTCGCTCAAACCTGGGTTCAAACGAACTGCCTGGAACAGGCATTGTTTCCCTTAAATATTCCGGGACTGTTGCTGATGCTTTGGTTGATATTTACGTTGATGCACTGGGTGATTTTAAGAACATGCAAGATGGGTGCGCCGAAGCTATCCTGAAAGCCGTAGCACACTGGGGTGGAAGAACCGACAGCGCATATGTTCAGGGACAAAAAAAGTATGGCCGAATTCATTTTCCAAATGGTACCTATGCATTAGAAGATCTGCCTTTTATTGCAGGATGGGATTATGAGCTGGAACCATTCACCCTCATTGTCCCACACCGTAATGCTAAGTTTGCATTTACCACTGTAGGTACTAAGGGAGTTGTACCCGGAGACCCGACATGGCAACGTCTGATGTACTCTCAGATTTCTGGCGGAGTCATCGGAGATTACTGGAAAGAAACAGGTAATGTGCCTGTCGGTGCAGGAGGTATTAACCTGTTGAATGGCTCCTATGTTCGCCTGCGCAACATCGCTATCCGGCATATCCGCGGCATCGCAATCTATGGTGGCGAGCTCTTCGACAGCCCGTTTGAGAACGTCAGCGTTATGTATTGCGGAAATGCTGACCCAAACAATTATGCACCTTGTGTGCTGTTTGATAATGCTGGTGGGCATGATGCCACCAACGCCTGTAAATTCGACAGACTGCATCTGGAGGCCAACCATACCGGAGGTATATGGAACAAATGCCGCCATATGATTTTTAACTCCATGAAGGTGGAACGTGACGAGGGGACACATGTTCTGGCCGGGTGCCTTGGAATGACGTTTATGGCGCCGGGTCTGACGTTTAACCGAAATGATATCCCGCAATTTCTCATTAAGGATTTTGCGAAAGATGACACTACAGCGCAGGCTGCATCGGATAGCAGGGGGGTTATTTTTGAGGCGCCAAACTGTATATCCAGCTCTGCTGGTAACGGCTGGTATTTTTGGCACACAAGTAATGCAGCCCCCATGGAAATATCTAACCTGTTCGGGAATGGTACTGGGCTGATTTTCAAAGGTAAGAACGCAACCATTCACGGCGGAACAACATATGACTGCGGACCGGTATTAGTCGATGCTGAAAAAGACGTTTCAGTCCATTTGGTAAAATGGCGTGCGATCAAAAAACCAGCGGTCGGAGATGGAACCGACGATGCGATTATTCTGAGAGGGGCCAACTGCAAAGTTGAGCAGTGCGACTTCGCGGGCCAGCCGGTTGACAGCGCTAGCCTGGCTATCCCCAACGGCGCATTTATCAACAGCGTAGCATCGGCTGACTCTGTGATAGTTGGTAATACCGTCGGAGGATACAGGCAATATGGCATTCGCTCCGCAGTAAACCAGAAAGTGCGCGACAATAAAATTAATCTGGATAATAACCATATCGGGAGTCTGACGAACCAGTCCCGGTCTAATTCAACACTGGTTATCGACAATACCACCGGGTTTGGCCTTGGAACCGTTAATCAGAGCGCTCCCGTTATCGCAGCGGGCGCGACCCAGGAACTGACTATTGTTGGAGGATGCACAGATCTGCATATCAGGGTGATATCAGGAACAACGGCAGCGGCGGCGAAGGTGCTGGCTGACTCGTCAATAGCAGGTCTCGGAGTTTACTCCCAGCTCAATCCGTCTCTGCTGTCGTTTTCTGCGGGAACCCCCGGCGATGGAATGGTGCATATCACTAAACCGTTAAGCGGATATTCGATTACAGTCGCCAACTACACGTCAGGTAATGTTACGGTTGTTATTACCCGAATTAGCGCAATGACTACGCAATAGAGGATGCATGATGAATATAGTATTTGAATATAACGGGAGCCGAGGCGTACGGTTGAGCCTGCTGGTTTTACTGGGCGCTGTAATTGAGCATAACTTCTCTGAATATAGCCCATACATTATCTTTTTAACTTTAATCCTGCTTGCTTTCACCATAAAGATTGACTGGTGACAGACAGATCCGCCAGCTTATAACTGGCGGGATTGGCTAAATATCAAAAGTAAATGTGGTTTGTATTTCAGACTCTGTTTTTCCAGTTAATGCCATGCACTGATCGGCTGCCTGAAGTATGGCGGCCTGATTAGTTTCGTTTGACTCAAAATGCGCTATCGGTGCGTCTCTGTTATCGGTGGAAACGCTGTAAACGCCCTCTGAATCCGTATTATAGATGTAAAATGTTGTCATATTACGCACTCAAAAGTCTGTGGCTGGTAACGGTGGGGATTTTCAGTGAAATAGTTCCTTTAAAGCCTGAAATCCTTAACCCCACACGAACATGATGCATTGGATGCAATGTGTTTGAATATGAGTTGACCTGTGCGGCCTGCGTACAAAAACCCTGAAATTTACCAATCCTCCCGTTAGCTGCGGCCAGTGCAGCAACATCAACTGCCGGACTGTATGTCGTTGCCAGCGTGGTGTCTGCCAGGGCTGAGCTGTTCATCGTAAAAATGCTGTGCACTTCAACCACGCACGCAACGTTAACTGCTCCGGAATATCCTGCGGCGACTTTGATTGCGCCCAGCGCCCTGAACTTATCCTGCGGTATTACCTCATGGGGTTTCGATAGCATGATATAAAAAACGTTACTTTCATTATCCGACGTTACGGAGATTGATTGCAGCCCGTCATTGTCATCAACATCCGCATCCTCATATACCCATGCCCCATTAACATTGTACCATCCATAGGAATCAGCCATGGATACGGAGGCGTTATATGCAGCTCCAGCCGCGCCAGAATACCTGTTAGTACTAATAACGCGTTTATTCTCCCCGCCAGCAACAAACCGCCCCAGGAGAACTGTGGAGGCATCAAGCAAATCTTCGATGCTCTGAGGGAAATCAATGACTATTGCATTATTTGCCGGTTTACCTGAAACAACCAGTGACTGGTATGCGGTTTTTGCCTGACTCATTGTTGAGACTGAGCTCCAGAATCGGCAGGTTTCATCAATCTGTAAGTATGTGTTTATTACTGAGGAAAAACCCCAGGTTTTATTCCATTCCTCGGAACCTGACTGACCGGAGCCGACATCAATCATGCAGCCTTTAAGTACGATTTTCTTTCCGTATTTCGGGTATGTGTTTACTGACACAACATTCACTAACATTCCCTGAATACCTTCGATATGACAAAGATCGAAGCATACATAGGCGTTTCCGTTTTTTGTTATCTTAACAAGATCTCCGGTGGAATAATCACATGAGCAAAGTGTGAAAAATAATTCAAACGCATTATTTTCGATATATATCAAATCAGAATCAGAGTCAGCCAGTGTTCCGTTAAAGAATGCGAAACGTTCCCCTGCATTGTTTTTGGTTTCACCAATAACAGCCACGGCATAGTGATTTCTACCGAGGTGAAAGTTAGAGAATGAATTGATATAGTTATCAAACGAGTTTATCTTTATTCCATAATAAAAACCGAGTGATGCAAAATTATTAAGGCAGCAACCACGAACGTCAATAAAACCGTTGGCCGTATTACCTATTGTGATGCCAGCATTTGACGTTCTGGCCGCTCCGGTTGGGTGAGTAAGCGTGAGCTTGCCCCCCTGGATGGTTTGACGCTCAGCCTCCCAGAGAAGTACAGAGCGCGGGCGAGCAGTCGGTGACGTGTCATAGTTTGAATCCAGTAGCATCGGGAAATAGCTGTTGTCGATGATAATACCGTCAGTGTTCTGTACGCCGTAATAATCAAAGCAAGTGTCCACATCCAAATTGAAGGAAACGAATGAAGGAATGTGAATGGCTCCGGTGACATGATATCGGGTCTCACCACGCGGCATGCCCGGGATTCGGATGGTTGTGCAGTAATCAATAACCCCTTTCTTGTTTCCCCATAAAACAGCCAGGTCATACGCGATTTTGTTGATGCATGAGGAAATACTTTCGTATCCGACCGCCCCTAACAGGAATAAAGGGTTATATCCTTTTGACAGGTCAGCTTTCCAGCGTCGACCGTTGGCTGTCACAAAAACAGAATAGCCATTGTCAGGGCTGACTGTGTCAGCCGCATCGTAGGTCAATATTTCGTTAATGATTTGACCACCGGGAATGGCTTTTTCAAGAACGATCCACTGCCCGTCAACGGCTGGCTCAGTAAGTCGCAATGATGACAGCGACGCACATCTACCAACCATCTTAAGACCGTCGCCTGAACCCAGGTTTACGCGAATAAGATAGGCAATTTACAATCAGCATTTTCAAAGGGTTGCATAATGCTGATTGGCTACGCGCGGGTGTCTACCGGCGATCAAAACCTCGATTTGCAGAAAAACGCACTGGTTCGCGCAGAATGTGAGCAGATTTTCGAAGATACAGCGAGCGGGAAAAATTCCAGGCGCCCAGGGCTTAGGCGTGCTATTCGTCGTTTAAAACCAGGTGATTCTCTTGTGGTCTGGAAGCTGGATCGCCTTGGGCGTAGTGTTCGTGACCTCATAACTCTGGTCTCAGAGCTGCAGGATAGAGGTATTCACTTTCGTAGTCTGACCGACAGCATTGATACCAGTACGCCAGCAGGCCGCTTTTTCTTCCACGTCATGAGCGCCCTGGCTGAGATGGAGCGCGAGCTGATCGTCGAGCGTACCCGAGCCGGGTTAGCAGTTGCGAGGGAACAGGGGAGAGTTGGCGGTCGCCGCCGGGTAATGACTGAAGAAGTGGTGGAGCGGTGCCGCCGAATGCTGGAGAACGGCGCTACCCGGCAACAGATCGCAGATGTGATAGGGGTGAATGTGAAGACGCTATATAAGTACCTACCAGCCGCTGTGTAG